TAGTAGCGCCAGTAATGGTGCCGGTTACAACAACTCCAGTTGATGTAGGCGCAAGTTTTACCGCAGTTCCACTTGCAAGCGAACACTCTGCCGAGCCAGTTCCAATCGCCCCACCAGCGATTGCGTTGTTAGCAAACGCAACAGAAGAAGCGTTTCCAAAATCCACGGCCCCGGCACCGGATTGGGTGTCGATTGATCCACCAGAGATAATGTCTAGCTTTGTTACTAGTTCGACCTTCGATGCGTTGTAGGTGTCAAGTTTGTTTGTTTTTATTTCTGATGCCATGGTTACTTCCTTTCAGGAGGGGTGGCTCGGATCTTATTGCGGTTATCCCACATGCCGAATAAGAACAGCCCGCCAACCACGGCTAGGCCCATGAATACAAAGATTGAGTACCGATCTAACAGTACAGGAAATGCCAATAGACCTATACCAGCAGCGATAAGAATCATGCTGGTTGATCTTGGGAGCATAGGGAACTTAAATGAGAGGCATAGGATTGCCAGACCAAACAGGATAAGGGCCATTGCTGGCCACGAAGTTGCTTCTGATAGTGCGTTCAGTGCTTGGTCTAGCCCTTGCCCCGCCCCAGTGCTAACGACGACGCTCCCATCATTGGTGATGGTTGCTGTTGCGGCTTCGGTTGCCCCTGGTATACCCGCTACTTCAATCATTCGGCCATCCTCCTGAGTGATGCGAATTGTGGGTTGAGGCTGGGAGCAACCAAACAACGCCAAGATCCCTGCATGTGTAATTTTTTTCATAGTGCTTGGTGATCCACTGGCCTGTCTAGCGCTCGCGCAGCCTCGAACGTGTGTTACGAGGTAGTGCCATTCTGGTGCAGTGGAACCATCTCCTCGGTGTTTGTGTTGATTGTCTTGTCCTAGATGGCGGACGGCCCCGGATTGCCCTCTCTAGTCTAGTGAGGGGTATCTCGCTTGTGTCGCCAACAGATCCTGGGATGAGGCCGGTCTTAAAGAATGCAGCCATGCCCAGCCGCATCATCGGTTCTTGGCATCCACGGGCGTTGGCGCTTGTGTCTGCTGTATATGTTGTGCTGTCGGCTGCTTGGAATAGCCGCATTGGGTAACTTAGTCCTGCCGAAGATAGGTCATAACCTCTCGAAGATCCCCATGTGTGGCTGCCTGCCCCGCCCGTTGACGAGGTGGTTTCTTGTAGATCAACTAGCCCATATATCTTCTTGGGTGATTGTATCGAAGACAGCACAGAGAACCGGCGATCTTCAATGATGGCCGCATGTCGAATGCTTCCCTCGTACCCACTGTTTATGTTGGTAGCAGTGAGGCCGTGTGCGCCCGTTATTCCATCTAGCCAGTAGTTTTGAATCGTTGAAGCGGAGCCGTTCTTTCCTATCCTGAATAGGCCGCCTGTCCCCTCGTTAGATCCAGAGTCAAGAGAACCACCAAAGTTGTCAAACAACTTGTATTCCCAAGTAGCAGTTGCCGCAACTTGCCCGGCGGCAGTAGACCCAACCCAAGATGGCAACGCCCCGCCTGCTGCGTTTGCCCACGGGTATGCTGGCCCACCTTCACTGATGCCTGATTCACACACATAGAGTGGTGCGGCACAAACTAGAACACCAAATCCACGGCTGTTCTGATAAGGGCTTGTCTCAAGCAGATCGGCGTTAGTCCAATCGTTTCTTCTGTCAGCAACAGAGCTATCACTGCTCCATGTTTCTTCTTGTGTCAGGGTCGTAAGATCCGTCAATGGAGAGAACGAAAGCGCAGCTCCGCCCGGCTTATAAAGAAACTCCATCGAAGGCTGAGACGCATCCCGCCATAACCTGTCGTGGTACATGCCGAACATATCGGCGTTGCCAGATCCCCATGTATTGGGCCTTGTTACTTCTCTTAGCCCTTGTGGACCAACCCAGTAACCAGAAGAATGAACCGATTCAGAAGTGTCTCCGTTTAGAGATCCAGTGCTGTCGTTGTCGCCCAATAGTTTAATCGTGTATGCCTGGGTCATGGTCACATAGTGGTCCATGATCTCCTCTGCACCTAGTTCCCGGTCGTAGGTGGCACAAGCGGCAACATCACCATCAAAGGTGTGTAGGTTGGTTGTTAAGCCAGATCCATGGGTGTGCTGCACGCCCCCGACCTGCATGGCAAACCTTTCTGAAGACGAGAACTGGCTAAACTTAAAGAGTTTCCGGTCATCCCCACTAGCCCCCTGGCCCACGATGTCCTCAAACAATCGAAGGTGTGAATAGGTGCTTCCTTCTTGTACTGGCCAGAACTTATCCTTGGCGTTTAGAATCATCCGCCCATCATAGAAAATCTGAACCCACTTCTGGCTCTTTACAACCATCACAAGGTGATGCCAAAGGTCATCCCCGCTGCTGTCGTTGAATGTGTTTTCGGTGGACGATGTGCTGTAGTTCCAGCCATACCCGTCAACGCCGCGAGTTAAGTTTGGATCTGGCCAAGCCCGGTGATAATTCTGCTGCGTTATCGGCGGGCCAGAGCCGCCAAGGGTGGCCGCCACATCACCCCAGCCGCCCCACATCCCAATGGGTATCCCATTGTGCATACCTACACCTAGATACCGCCACGAGTCGTCTGGTGTGGCTCCTGAAGCAGAGTTGTCTGGGTCTAGCCATACGCTTACACCAAGAACCATCCCGGTTGTTCCGCCCTTGCACCAGCCCTCAAGCGTATAGGGGAAATCGCCCGAACTCTTTACGGGGTTGTAGTAGGCCCCTGCACCCGTTGCTATGGGAGTCCCCTGCAATTGCTTGTCTGCTGCAATGGTTACGGATGTTTGGCATGTATGCGGAGAGGTTGGAACAAGGTGTCCTCCAGACCTGTCGGGCTCTTTGCCCTGCTCATTGGCCCGCCTTTTAGCAAGGGGGCTTTTAGATCCAGAGTCGTGAAGGTATCCTTCATTAACCGTAATCCCTGACGGCTTGGGTATGCTGTGATTAACCCCACTAACAATGCAATTGTCCCATGTGGCACCAGTTGTTGGCTGGAAAAACCACCGCGCACTACTTCGAGACAACTCGTAATCTCGATAATCCCGATCATGGGTCGCGTCAATCCAGTGGTATTCTTTGGGTGTGGCTCCACTTGATCCGGTATTGTGCAGGTCTACCCTGTCCCAGAAAGCAGCCGCGCCATAGTTCGCCATTAACCCTCGAAGATGGTGCCTTGCCATAGATCAGAATGTCGCATATGCGTAGTTTCGAGTGTCTGCGTCTGCTGTTCCCGCCGCATTATGGAAGACAACCTGAACGTATTCAGCGCCCTCAAGATCAATCGTAAGTGATGCGATGTCATCTGCAACACCACTGATTATTCGGCAGGATTCATCCCCCTCAACAAGAGTAATAGTCTCTGCAAAGTATTCTAGGTTGGTTGGTGTTCCGCCAGAAACCCCGACCGCGCCACCCAAGGTCATGTTGAATGAGCCAACTAGTGTTGGAATCCAAGTTGTCTTTGCCACCGCACTCCATGTGTAAACACGAGTGTCGGTTAATGTCAGACCATCGGCATCATTTCCGGTCGCGGATTCTGTGCCCCAGAACAGTAGCTTGACTAGGTTCGCATCCTTAACCTTGTGGATTCCGTCTGTTGTTGGAATGGTATTGAGTGCTGTCTGTGGGGTGGCTCCGGTTGCAGTTGTAGCACTAGAAAACCCAAGCTGATAGGTCTTAAGATTTGTTGTAAGTTGAATTGCTGGCATGGTTAGTCGTCCTTGGTGTTTATACGCAAATGGTCAATGGCTTCTTCAAGCCGCTCAACATCATCGCGGATTTCCTCTTGTTGTTTTTGTAGGAACTCCTGTCTTATGGTTATTCCTGTCAACGCTCGGTCATGGGCTTGATAAGCAATCATAACCGACGCGATTATCGACACCGAAAGTGCGACCATGCCAGTCCAATCTCGGCTGGATAGTCGAACGGTTTCAGAATGATTGTTTCTGGTCACGAATTAGGTCCCTAATGCCCCACCGCACCAAGGGGGATTGCTCCCCCCTGGCAAAGTAGAGGAGGAAGAATCAAGTGTAAACACCGACATAACCGGCGGTCCATGGGCAGAGTACGTCTGCACCAACCATCATCTGAGCCTTGAGGAATCGGGTGTTACGCCGTTCATCATCCTCAATTACGGCACGAAGCCCTGCTGCCTGAACGAGTCCAAGTGCAGCCGAACCTTCGCTTGCGCCACACAAGGCAACGCACGCTGGCTTAGCATTGGCCTTGGCCTCTGCGATGGCATAAGCGCCACCGTCGGAATCTGAATCCCCGCTGTCATCCAAGCCACTGAACTTGCCAACATACTTGGCGGCAGCAGCCAGTTTACCAGTGGCGGCAGCCTGGAACGTCGTGTCGGCGGTTGGCAGGTGGTTCGTAAGAATCACTTGGAAGCCTTCCATCATGCCGATGATTCGACGGTTCAGGTCCCATGGCGCGCTGTTCATTTCGCGGCTGTAAGGATTTCCGGCTGGTCCACTGTGAATTTGTGGATGTGTTGCGGAAACAGTAGCAAGTGTGCCCTGGTTTGATCCCCAACTAGAACCTTCATGCCGCATGATTGTGCGGATATAGGGTGGGATGAACAAGTAACGGCCTTCTTCTGGCACGTTATCTTCGTCAAACTTCTGGGCCAACTCAGCGACATCATCGCGGAAGTAGCCAGAACCCGTGCTGCTGTTAGGGTATGCCGCCGAGATGCTCGCCGGATCTGTTGCGTGCGTCACGCCATCAATTCGCACGACGGACTTGCCGCCAGCATGGATATTTGACGCGGCTGCTGTTCGAGCGGCCTTCACGGCCAACACAGCCAGCTTCTTGTCCATATCGATAGCAAGTGCGCGGCCCAATTTTGTGGCAAAAGGTGCAAGCACATCGAAATGCGCGAGGTCCATGTCACTGAACGGCACATCAACGTGGCTTACAAGAACCTCATCGACCTTCACGGTGCCCTCTGACATCTTGATTTGTTGACCAAGAAGTTCATGTCCGGGGTTGTGGTAAATGGGCTCTACACCAGCATCATCGCCAATGATTGGCCACTGAGCTGTGTTTCCCTGGTTAGTAAGCATCTTAGATGCAAGGATGTTTCCGGTGTTATCCCAGAACACAGTCTTGGCGCGAAACGCCTCGTAGACTGTGCCTGAAAAGATTTTCAACGCAAGAGCCCTTGATCCAATGGCCGAGCCAGATTCATCTAGGGTTCGGGTTGGTGTAGATGCTGACATAGCATACACCTCCTTATAAGTTTAGGTATCGCGTGGTAGTCACACAACATCGACCTAGAGGTATCCAATATGTCAGTTGGGCCTTGCGGGTATCCAACTTCTAGACTGGGCTATTCGGTTTTAGTTTCTGTGTCTGTTGAGGTCCGCGTCGAACGACGACGCTTCTTCTTCCTTCCTGAATCAGAGGGCTCTTCAGCCATGATCCGAGAAGGCTTTGATGCCCCTTCGCCATTTTTTAGATTTGTCAACTGGCTTTCCAGTTCGTCAATCTTTTGAGCCTGGGTCATAGTTTGTTCTGCAATTTCTGCTGGTGTCTTAGGAGAGTTCTTTGGTGCGGCTGTGTTTAGCGCGTCATCAATAGCTGCTTGGGTTGTTGATCCCGTGCCGGAGTGCCACACTTTCTTTAGGGCTACATCTTCCAGCAGGCAAGTGCATCGGTTCTCTTCCCAAACGTACTTGGGGACACTGCCTATAGCGTTCAAGCGTTCCCATTGATCGGGACGCGGAGTAAACATACCCATCACTCAACTCCTTCCAGCAATTGCTGTGGTGTCTTGGCCAGTCGGGCCTTTATTTCTTCTGTTATGCCTGTTTCTCTTAACTGAGCAAACACAGCCAATACTTCTTGAACAGTCTTGTAGCCATCAACACCGGGTGGTGGCGCTACGGCCTCAACACCCGCTAGTGGCCTAGAGTTACTAGACCCAACCTCAGCCCGAAAGTCGTACAGTAGTTCCTTGATCGCGCTCTCATATGTTCTCGGATCGGAAAGTCTACCATTCAGTGATTCTGACTGGGGTTCGTTGTAGTGATTCTTAGCCCACTCCATTACGTTGTTGAGCTGATCTTCACCGCCAGCCATTGAGATGGCGTTGTCCTTCATTTGGACTTGGATGTTTGCCTGTTGTCCAGCAACCGCATACTGCCCGGTGATGAAAGTGTCCACTACATCTTTGCTGTAGCCCACGGTTCGGAATGCGTCATATTGATCCGGCGTTAACGAGCCAAGAGAATCCCAAGACGCACGAATTTGCGCCATATCCAAGCCAGTGGCATCAAGAACACCCTTGATATCCCGCTCAGCCTGCATTTCAGGCACCGATTGTTGCGGCAATTGTTGCTGTGACAACTCTGTGATCTTACGTTGGGCTTCTTCATAGGCACTGATAAGCTCCTGTACACTTTCGTACTTCCCGGCCAACTTCTCTGGTGCCTGAGATTCGGCAATCGCCTTCTTCTCTTCTTCACCTGTTGGGAATGCTGCCTCGGCAGCGGTGAGCCCAACCATCTCCACATTATCTGGTGCTGTTGGAAGTTGCAGGGTGGCATCTTCCGTTGGCATGGCCTCTTGCACTGCTTCCGCCAATGAACCATCGATATCAGTCATTTCAAGTGCCTTCCTGTGGAGCCATCTCGTTCATAATACTAGCCTCAGCAGCGTTTCCAAGAACCTCAACGCCCTTTTGCTTTGCTTGAGCCTCGACGGCTTGTTGTTGTGCAGCCTGTTGCTCTGCCTGTAATTCTTCCGGCGACTTGATTAGTCCCGGCTCATGCACACCAGAGTAACGCATAATAAGGTCGATGAACACATCCATGTTAACCCGTTGCATAAACTCTGGTCCAAATTGTGACAGTGTTTGGAATGCGCTCATCATCTTCTGGCCATCAGCGGCCTGAGACAATGCTGCGATTCCGGTTACAGCCTCGATTTCAACAGAATCATCTGGCATCGGGGGGAGTAGTTTGTCTCTAGTCATCTGGTATCGAAGTCGATCTACCAAGGGTACCTGTTGACTATCACTGATAGCCCCAAATGCACCGGCCAATGCCTGGTCTAGTTCACCGGCCACCCGGCTTACTTGGTACGCCGTGACCCGCTCACCTCTTGGTGTTGACTCACCCTCCATAAGCATGGTAGTGGCCAAGTCCTTGCGGATGCTGTCCCTAGTCATAACCACGGTGTTAAAATCCTGCATTTTGTCAACCCGCAGAACACCGACATCCATGATTTGCCCTGATTGAACCCTTGCGTTTATGACCGAGCCGCTTGATTGGGCCAGTTCCTCGTCTCTCACCTGACTGTTGTAGTCCTTAGCAAATAACATCTTGGATGAGATGGCTGCAAAGTCAAGGATGCTCATGGTCAACTCGTTCATTGACCTGACATCACCAAGGTTCAGTTCGACTATGCCCCTGCCATAGTGTTCTTGTGGGGCAAGCTCGTATGGGGTAGCAAAGAAGGGGGTAATCTTCTCCTCAGACTCAACAATGATTTTGTTGCGGACCTCTTGCTTAATGAGCCATGTCTTGGACACGGGCTGCCATTCAACCAGGGTGTATAGGTCCACCATCCGGTCGGTGTGGTTGTGCCCCAGAAGGTCCGCCTCACCATAGCCAGCCTTTGCCTGTTGTTCAGCTGTCAGGGTGAGCGGGTCTACCCGTTCCTTAATGATATGGAACTGGACCTCTCCACCTGAGTCGCGTTGTGTGACATACTGATCTCGGCGGAACACCTTGATTTTGTAGTCATCTGTAAGTTGTTCAAGGACATCGCCGGTAATAAGTAACTGGCTGAGTGCCGCCCGCTTGCGTGATCGGAACCCATTTCTCTTGCCGTTGCTTCTAGGCGTAGACTTGGACGATTCAAGAGTTGCCATCATTGCCATCTCGTGAATGAACAGCATCTGCTCAAACTTTTGAAGCACCTCTGGTGTCACCTCTGGATTGAATCGAAACTCTTGGCTTGGCCTGAGCTTAAAGAATGGTATGCCAACGGGGAACAGGCTAAGTAAGAGCTTCCCCTCTAGGTTGGTGGCTCCTCGACTGGCGAGGCTAGAGAATGGCTCTGGTAATTTCTGATTATCGTCGTGGCCCTTGGGTGGTAGCACCCATGGCTTAGTCAGTGATGAGCATAACCTAGCCCTATCTAGGATTTCCCACCGCTTGGAATCTTCTGATCGCCATCGACTCTCAATGGTGTTGTCTGTTCCCATCATCATGTGCTAGTTCATCAGCCCGCGTAGGGGCCAACGCCTTTTTTGGGCTTCGGTATTACCAACGATGATGCTGATCCCTTGCGTTTGCTTCCAGCTTTTCTTTCCGCCTCTGAAACACCATGTTCCTCAAAGGGATTGAGATCAGCAACTCTTGGTGGTGGTGGTGGCGGTGCCCCGCCTCCTCCTTTTCCGCCCATAAGCACAGCAATAATGGCCTCAATCAGAGGCAGGTGGTGGACTAGCATGTCGGTATTCCTTCGGTATTAGTTTACATTCTTCTATGAGGCAGCCATAGAGAGCCGCATCTACGATCTCTCCACTGGGTAGTTTCCATCCACGACGGAGTACGCCCTCTTTCGTAAAGCACATGCCTCGTAGCAGTCTTTCGTTGCGTTCGTATCCATCGATACACATGGCCGTCATTCGTTGGCAGCCCATCCAAACAAAGGCGTATTGGAAGCAGTATTTGTAGAAGCTGAGGTGAACAAACTTTGGATCTTCGATAGCAAGGTGGATAACTACGCTGTGTTTGTCGTAGTTCTCAAACACCATTCCACCCACAAGGTCACCATCAGGGTTCTCTACTCCCACAGCCTGGTAGTTCTCTCCGGCCTTGCCGTACCCGGCAGGGGAGTGCGCCCTTGGGGCAACCCACTTGCCGACCCTATCAGACTGGTCAGTTATCAGCTTTGACATCGGCAATCCTGATTAGTTCATCAACCAACGATCTGCGTCCAGCGAGGAAGTTTATTGTCGGGCACTGGTCAGCCGTAATAGGCTCATCGACCACTGCTTGTGGGTTTAGCCTGTCTAGCTGCTTGATTAGGTCCAGTGAAAATGTCGGTATTTGATTGGGTAGACCTTGTTCGTTGTCCATAGCCATGCCTTTTTAGCCAGCGGTACATGCCGCCAGCGGTTGTAACCCAGAAGGGGATCTGTACTCCTGCCCTAAGTAGCACGATTCGCGCTATCCCGGTCGAGTCACCCTTGTATCCCCAGAGCCCAAGTGTAAAATTTTTCACAACCGTTCGCCATGTCTTCGGAGGAGGATACCCCTCCCACTCCCACAGCCTAGAGTTTATCGACCCGCAGATAGGGAAACAATCATCCCATGTGCCATCTTCTAGGTATTCTACATGGGGGAGAAACAACACGCCATGCTTATTATCTACACATAAGACAGCGGATGTGTTAGCGACCATGATACTACTGGCACATCCAACCTTGGACATGGTAAGCCGCCGTGCCATTGTGGCCACCGGACCAGTGCTTCTGGAGAAGTAGACGGCGATTGGCCCTCGTTCGGTTGTAGTCATTATCTGTGTACCTCTAAGCGAAGAAGTATTTGGATGATAGCACATCGTCCAACACTAGGTTACCCGGTTGTGGTGGTGGAGGAAGGCTAATGTTAGGGTAGTTCGTAGACCATTCATCCCATAACTTGCCTAATAGACCACCCTTATGTATCTCAACAAACTTCTCTCTAAGTATCTGGTTTAGTGGGTCCATTGTCTCAGCGTGTGACCAGTATGCGTCATGGACAGCAGCGAAGGCGATGTCCCTGCTGTGGCACTCGGTTCCAGTCATAAACATATGTGACCCATCCCAAGAGTGGACCATGTTTGGTGATACCCCCAGCACTTGGCGGCTCGGGCTGACCTTCACCCCCTCCTTGCGGTAGGCCAGCGTGATCCTCTGGAGGCATGTCTTAATCGTGCATTTACCATAGTTCCTGTATGGCTGCACCACCGGCATACCAATGGGGTTCGTCCATTGGATGGGCTTATAGGGGCTATCCGCCACCATGAGACGACCGCAAGTATCAAGCCAATCAAAGATATGTTCAGCCTTGCCACACAACCCACCGATGGAGGAGAGAATTTCGTTGGCCAAGAACTGGGCTGTGCGGAACAACCTCCCCTTGGCAACAGGCAGATCCTTCAGCTCATCCATGACCTGTAGCCTTGCCCCAACCTTGGTTAGGCCATACCACCTAGTCATACAGGGCCGCTTGACCAGTGACCTCGACAGGAAGGGCATAGATTCGATAGCCAGCCTGTTGCCCTCATCGGCAGCCCTGCCTAGCCGGTGCGTCAGTACGTCAAGCACCTCAAGGTACATATCAGATGGGACATCACTCGGCACCAGATTGACAGCCGCCCCTGCAACCTCACATAAGCCCGCTGCACTCAGGTGCTGTAGTCCATTCATCGACCCATCAACTTGGCAGGGCATCTTAGCGCCCAGTGTTTCTGGGTATGCCAAGGCTAAGCAAGAGGCCAGGAATTGTGGTGGGTCATCTGCATCTAGCCACTCAGTGTTATTGATGGGGTCGCTTGCTACTGACTCAATCATCTTCATGTTGCTGGTGGCCCACTCAGCACGATCATCAAGGGGCTGCTTATCTAGGCCCCACATATTGCAAGCCTGAACCCGTAGCCAGTACCACCCCCGCTCCCCAACCTTGACGCTATTGCCCAGCGCCAGCATCGAGCGAGCAATCGAGTTGCTTTGTGGGTGCAGGTACAACGGGATGGGGTAAGCCCTACCCCTGAAACAAATTTGGTGACACAGCCAGAACCGTTCTTCCTTTGACATCGAGTTGGCTAGGCCCAGCTGGTGCATGAACTCCACTCGTTGACCACGAAGTTTATTGTTGTGGACATGGACCTCATGTGCTTCCGTCTTCCACTCTCGCCTTATGTCCTCATCCTCATCGATGCACGATGGCTTCGGTGGCATTGGTCTATTGTCTCGCCCTGGGATGCCAGCGACGTTGCCGCCCTGATCCCATAGAGTTTCCAATGCGTCAACAACCTTCGTGTTGATGCTCCACGACTGGCTGTTGATTTTGTTTAAGTGGTTATACAACTCACCACGCCGAGGAGAATTTGCTATCGCATCCTCTTGCTCCGGCGTTGGCTTAGATATGAGTGGTGTACGAACATGAATGTACCCACCCTCGCAGTCCTCAGACCAATCAAGTGGCGGGACTATTAGCGGTTGGTACCTTGGCCTAAGATGTTCCCTTACTGAATGCCCCTGCTCAATGGCGGCGAACACCTCGGCATCCATCCGCACGACACCCTTCTTCTGATTCTCACGCCATTGTTTTTCGTGATGGAACGCTGGCCTAAACTCCTCATTGTATGGGCCTGCCGATGCGCACTCGATCATCATGTGCATCAGCTTGGTGCCCAGCTGAACACAAACCTTCCTGTTCCATAGGTTCTGTGACAGTGTTTTCTTAGCCCACCAATTGATACGCTGGGTGTTCAGCCGCTTGAACTTCCTATCTAGATCCCTAAGACTTGCCCGCTCATTCGATTTCAACAGGTCCATGTGAATCTCTGCAATCACAGAAGACCCTATGGCATAGGCCATTCTTGGTACCAAGTCTCCGCCTGGCTCAGACATACAACGCCCAAGAACCTGGTGCATTGTGATGACGGCAACACGGTCGGGGTCTAGGCACAGCAACGCTGGTCCATATAGCCCACGGCCCAAGCCTTGTTCACCATCCCGTACTAGATCAGCCTCACCCTTGATGCACCAAGCGAGTGGCTCCATCCAGTGGATGAGCATTCTCTCGCAGGGCTTAAGTCCAGCCGCATCACCCCGCTCAACCGCATCCATAGCAAGGCGGCGATACCTAGCAACGCCGAGGTTGATTGCTTCTGTCTCTGATTCCTGTTGTCGCTGAAGTATAGACCCCTCAAGGACACCACTCTTAACCGTTGCCTTCGGTAGGCG